TATAAGAGAATCCACCACGTCTAGTTTTGTCTATAATAAGATGAAAACCATTACGTTGAACAAATTCCATTATATGCCAAGTCCAAAATTGAGCATCAATAAACTTTGGAAAGTCATATACTTTTCTACCTGTTGAGGCTTTATCTGTAGCTTTAGCTGATTTGGTATCAAGTTGCTCAATCATGGTGTAGTTCAAGTAATTATACATACCACCAGTTATACGTACATCTTGAACTACACCATTACGCATAAGACAAGGAGCAGTAAAACCGTGCTTACGACGATACTCTTCTCTTTTTCTAAAACGTCTATGAGGAACACTATCTTGTTTAAAAAAAGTATAACATTTATTTTTACGATAGAAATCAGCAGCCTCTGTAAATAGATGAGTATTTACAAATCTATCTCCAGGTTGAATATTAAGAAGGAAACCACCAGAATCTCCAATAAGAAATAAATCATCAGGATCATCATAGCCTGCATCTTTTGCATGCTTATAATGACTCTTATCTTCATTTATATATTGAAGAAAAGGATAATCCTTAATATATTTCTCAACAGTCTGTTCCATTCTTATTTGAATATTGCGAGGATAGCCAAGGATAAGGTGACGAGTATTCCTCCCCCAACTGCGAGATTACGTTGCCTTTTAACTTGTTTAACTTGTTTCTTAAGAGCATCAACGTTACTGCTGTATTCTCGCATAATGAGGTCATCGTTCTTAATAATCGAACGAAGTGAATCATTAATCTCTTTCTCATACTTAAGTTCGACCATCTTTGCGTTAGCTTTACGAAGGTCATCAAAACTAATAAGTATAGAGTCAGGAGTAGCAGAAAGCTCCCCCGTAGAAGGAATTGTAGCATTATCATTCTGACACCAGCTCGTAGAACAACTTAAGAGTACTATCATTGTTGAGAGTACTAACCTCAATGATTTTTGCATCTTTAATACTATCTAATTTTTCAACTTTAATTTTTATACTATCGTTTACAGTAATAAGAGAGTCAATCTTTGTACTATTCTCTACAGGGGTACTTTGTTTAATGCAACCGTTAAGTGTAACAGCACCTACAATACAACCAGTAATAAAAGCCATAAGCATTTCAAGTACCCAATCTAGTTTACCATTATTTTCAGATTCTACTTGATTCATACTAATTCCTCCTCTTTAAGTAATGTATAAGTAAAGTTTTTACCAAGACCGTTTTGAACTTGTTTAGTACAATAATTCATAAAACATTTGAAATCTGTTTCACTAGCAAATACTTGACAACCTGCTGACCAAGTATCAACACGCTGACTAAGTTTACCAGCTTTATGAATATTAATACCAAACAAACCTTCATCTAGAGTAGCAGGATCCCAATCATATACTTGATTCTTATTACTATCTCTATAGACTTTAACAGGTTTTCTCTGACAAAGAGCAAGATACTTACCACGATGTTTGTCTATTTGATAAGCTCCACGATATTGACCAGGAACGAGAATAGCTGTACCTTTACGAGTAGTAGGATTAAGCATATAATATCTACCTGGATCTGTAGTAATATTATAAATTTGACGCTGCCATTGTCCGCTAGGACTTTTATAAATTAATACAAGAACATCATCAAAACTATTTGTTATATTACGACCAGCAGCACGAACGCCAATAATATTTAAATTATAAGCGCCATTAGTAAAATAGGCATAACCTTTCTTTTTAAATAGTTTCTCAAAGTCATATTCTTTGACTTTACTATAAAGAGCATTTTTAATCATATTAAAATAAACTTAATTGTTGATTACTTGTTTTATTGTCAGCTTTCAAGCTATAATATCTATCTTTAAGAAGAGCTTTAGCTTCATTCTTAAGATATTGTATTTTAAACCACTTAACTGTTTCTTCACCATCTGGGTCAACATGATAGCCTTCATTATCTCTAAGAGGCTGACCATATTTATTTAAAACCCAAGGACTACCTATGTGACAAAGACCAAGTCCTATACAAGGAATGTCCAAAATGATTTCAGCCATAATAGCATAAAGAGAAAGTTGCATAGTATAATGCATACCATTACAATCATCAAGATGATTGAGAGGAGGAAGCATACTTTTCTTTTGTTTAACCCACTCATTAGTTAATTGATTAGGAATTGTAGACTTATCTTTTTTATAATACCCCGCTTCAAACTTAAGACCATCTCTATTTGTTTTCCAATCGAGAATTACAAAATCAGTAGGGCGATAACAAAAAATATCGATAGTTCCACTAATAAGATAGTCGATAAGGAATGCTCCAATTTCGGAGTATATAGTATATCCTCGCTCAGTATAGAAATCAAATACTCTATATATTTTGGGATATTTATTATTAGTTGCTGCTTTAAATTCTTCAACATCTAAAGGTCTAGGTATTAAATCAGGAATATCTGCAATAGTAATGCATCTTCCAGACTTTGTTTCTTCTAAGTATTTTATAGCTTCTTTAAACTTACTAACACTTTTAATAGCATCTTCTATACCATTATGTGTAGCAGTTCCTCTTTCACAAGCTTCATCTTTAATTCTATCCCATTCAGCACGGATTTGTTTTTCAGATTTACCTTGTTCTCTAGCTTTCTTATGAGCCCAATAATCTGCATCGAAATGATTATAATAATCGCCAATCAAAGTTGTTACACTGCGATATTCATTCCCAAGAGTATCAGTATACTTATGAGCTTGCTCTTCAAAGAACAAATAATTATCTTTATATCTACTATCCATAATATTCGTCTTTAAATATCCATTTGTAACCAAAAGCAGTGTTATATCTAGGTAAATGTTTAGCACAAGATATTATAGAATTATAACTTTGTTCTTTTCCTATAGCGATTGCAGCTTCTCTACAATTTGTATACTCTTTAATAACTTTATTTGTATGTACATCTACTTGACAAACAATTTTATTAAAATAATTCTTTAAATTTGTACTTAAATCACACCATTGTAAATTATTAGCATCGTTGTTTTCTTTATTTCCATCGATGTGGTCAACAGTATCATAATTGTATGTATTATCTATAAAGCATTCAGCTACAAGCCTATGAACATATTTTTTAAATTTTTTACCATCAGCTTTAAAATCTACTTGTAAGTAGCCATTAGACTTTTTATAAGGTCTTAATAAAACAGGATTTTTATATGATTTTGTATTCATAATTCTACCTTTATTAGATACCTTATAGCCAAACATATATTCTTTCCATATTTCTCCTTCTAAATCACCTTCGTAGTAATTAAGAGAGAAAGAATTAGTTTTAGGCTTATTTACTTTTATAGTATAAACTTTATCCATAGCTTAATTATCTTCAGCGTCCATTGAACTTAAAACAGTATTACCTCCACGAGAAAGTTCTGTTTCTTGTTCATACATTAAATTTTGTTTAGCTTCTTCAAGCTTTTTAAGAATAGAAGGAATATCTCCAGCCTCTTTCTTAACCGCTGCTATATTACCAAACATAACAGATAGTTCTTCACCGCTGAGAGTTGGTTTAGCAAGTTGGTCATTAAAGTACTTATTAAGATGACTAATAAGAAGATTAACATTATGAATAGTCTGAAGTATATTTTCTACAACACGACCAGCTTCAGTAAGATTTTCATCTTCATATCTCTTAACAAGACGAAGCACTAGAGAATCAGGAATATAACCTTTATCAAGACCTGCTTGCTCAATAGCATAAGCAAGAGCTTCTCGTTCGCTTAATCCAGATTGTCTAGCAGGAGACTTAGGATCACCTAACTGATAAATAACTATAGCTTCAGCCATATATTGTTTCTTATCAGGAGATTTATCTCTAGTATATAGAGTTCTCATATCTCTATCAAGTAATTGTCGAAGTTCAGGAGCCTTAGGCATTCCTGTATCATCAACAACAAGCAAGCTATCAATAGTTACCGTTTTCATCTTCTACAGGAACATATTCATTTTCAATAGCAGTAATACTAGAAATAAGAAAGAAATGAATACGAGCATATCCAACACCTTTCTCTTTACATAATTTCTTAAATAGATTTCTGTTCTTAGCAACTGCCATACTTAAAACATAGTTATAATATCTAGTAGCTTTAACTCGCTTTTCATTATTATAAGCAAGCTCTCTTCTAAACATTACAAACTGTTCATTAGTAACAGTATGAATAGCATCATCAATAAGTTGTTTTTGTTCTGGTGTATTAGACATTTTAACAACATCAGGAACTTTAATGCTACCCATAAAAGGAATACCTGTCCAACGACCTTTACGCAAAAAGTTAGCAGCATCAACTTCACATTGTTTAACAATAGCTAATGCTACTTCTTTGTCAACAATGTTACAATTAATAGTGTTAATTATATCGTCTTTACGAACTACCTTAACATCATTACCGCCTGGAAATTTATATGTATCAGTCATTTTAATTCTATTATCGTCTACAGAGGTTCTTGTAAGGACAGCACCTCAACAAGCACCCCCGTAGAGAAAGTGATGATTAAGCCTCCCCGCCATTAGCAAGTACCTTATGAACAAAAGGATTAACAAAACTATTCTTAGTCTTATCAAGTTTAGATTTAATAGCACCGATAGGAACTAGTTTAAATTCGACAAGATAAATAGGAGTCTGTAGCTCGAGAGTACTCTGATAAAATTCCTTACCTGCGTTCTGACAAACTCTAACAATGTTATCAGGAGTGATTTTGTTATAAGGAGAATTAATGTGATTACCAATAGAAAGGTCACTGGCAGAAACAACAATCTTATCTCCCATATTCAAACCGTTAACAAACTCAGAATCTGTAGTTCCAGCCTTAATAAAAACAGGAACAATAGCAACATTAGCACCTTCTTTTCTTTTAGATGCAGTAAGAATAAGGTTCAGAGAATCCTTATACACAATAGCAACTAAAGCATAATTAGGAGCAGGATGTACAAAATCAGTACACGTTTTAAAATAATCAACAGGAATCTCTTCAAGACTCTCAGGAAGGCTAAGTTCAAACTCACCTAAAGCTCCATTAACTTTAAAATTTTTCATTTTGTTTAAATGTTTAAATTAATAATTTGGGTTTACCCGTTTGTATTATTACCATTATGTGTAGAAACATTATATCCAGTGTTTGTAGAGTTATCAGTCTTATAAGGACTGTAATCATAATTTTGTTGAACTATTCCATAAGGACTATAAATCATAGAAAATATAATTTAAATTAATGTTCCAACCACTATTCAGGGCAAAGATAAATATAATATTTCATATAATGAAATTTTTTAATATTAACATATTTTAATTAACATTCCTTAACATAGTATTAGTAAAGTTAGTAAGAGTATTAATGGTAGTAATAAAGAGAGTAGTAGCTTGATGCTAATCATCAATTCTTTCTACGGGGGTGCTTATAAGCACGAGTAACACAAGTACTATTAATAGTATGATTTAAGTAATACATCATCAGGATTATAAGTACAAGTAATAGCTGAAATAGTAATAAAAGTACATATTTTATTAAATAATCTTAAAAAATTTGCAAATTTGCTCAAGTTGTTGTAACTTTGCTGCCAATAGGGGAGATTTATTAGGGATAATAGTATTCCAGAAATTAGTAATATTAATAATTATATAATTAAATATTATATTAATAATAATTATAATAATAAAATTAATAATAAAGATTAAACTAATCAATTAATAATTTATATAAATCTATTTTAGTTATAACAATAACATCTAAAAAATAATTGTCCTATTAACCTTAGTAATGATTAAGTTGTTTTAGTAGTAATATTTATAGTTTTTAGGTTTTTAGTTATTTGTAAAGACGGTGGTCTTGATTGTCATAAGGTTAATAGATTGGTGTGTTTTTCATAGTGACGAAGCTAGGGCTTGTGAAAGTCTTAGCTTTTATTTTGTTTTATAGTTAGAGATAATTAATTTTATTGAAGATTTTATTATATGATTATGGTAATAGAATTGAAGATTATAAAGATAAGAGTAAAGTTAAAGTAAGAGTTAATAAGGTTTGAAGCGAGAATAATATATGTAAGTGTGAATAATGTGAAGCTATAAAAGGTTAGAATAAGAGAGATTATACAGATAAGAAGACATATAATTATGATGAAAATTTAAATAGAAGAGATAAATTAGATAATAGTAGCGAATATGAAGATGAAGAAGATATGAATGTAAGAGATAATGGAAAAAGTGAAGTGTATAAATGAGAGAGTGGGGCTACTGATTCAGACTCCCCCTGATAAATGGTGGACTTAACAGTCCCCCGTCTACTGATTCAGACAATTTTAAAAGTATTGCAGTTGAAGGACTTGCGAATTATGATTTAATTACAATTCTCACGGTGAGAATTGGTCATATTCGTATTGAAGCTGGAGACTGTATTTAATATGTTAAATACTAATAAAATCGTTGCTGACGCAGTAGCTGCTGGCGCAACAAAAGTTGAGAACGTTGTAATCGAGGGTATTAGCTTCTCTAAGGCTGACAAAGAGAATGTTGATTACTGGGCAACCATTCGTATCAATCAGGCTGTTGATGTGATGCGTGAAGTTGACGGTACTTTCAAACCTCAGAAGGGCGTGACCATCACAGTATCCAACATTGGCTTCATCGCTATGCTGCGCGAGGCATTTATGAAGAATACTCAGCTTATACCGCTAGTACGATTCTTGAATGCTATTGACGCTGATGCTAAGGATATCGCTCTTGCCCGCAAAGCTGGCGATACTGGTGCTACCACTCCGCTCATCGACCTCTTGCTGTCCGCTAAGATTAACTTGCTATGCCGCAAGGTAGAGAAGGACACCAAGGTGAAGTCACTCTTCTCGTTGAATGAGAAAGAGAGTGACGTCAAGAATGATAGCTTCTGGTATGACCCTTATAATCTGACTATTACCCGTATTAATGACCTTGCTTATGACTTCGTCATTGATGCTAATGGTATGCCTCAGACTATTACCGAGCCTATCTTCGTTCAGGTTATGAAGCGTTATGTCCTTGCTGCTAAGGCCGCAGAAGAGCGTCGTGTTGCCGCTAAAGCTAATGGTGGCTTCGCATCATCTCTTGCTGCTCGTGCTGCCGCTGCTACAAGTGCTGCTGCTAATCTTCCCGAAGAATAATACAGTTGGAGTGGTGACAGCACTCCAATTACTCTTACCGCTGCTGCCAGCCTTCGGGCTGGTGGCGGCTTTTGGGTTGGTCTGACTGATTCAGATTAACTTTATAAGTCTTGACTGATTCATGATAAGTTTAGGAGTCTTGACTGATTTAGTTAATTTTAGAAGTGTTGCTGTGCATATTGCTTTGATAACCGAAATTTGTGCGGTTGTCACTGATAATCGAAATAGTCACGATGACGCTCAGCCAACTTTGCTTACTCAGCGAAACTTTCGCGATAAGTGATGTTGCTACTTCTGGCTATAATATCAGAGTTAGTGCTAATAGTTAATTAGTGATTAGGTATTTCTATATTACTTATTCTATTATATTAATATATTATATAATAATATATTATATATAATATAATAAGATTTATAATGCCAACTCGTCACACATTTACTGAGAGTACTAATCGTAAATTGACAATAAGTATTAATTTAAATATTTACAACTATGTTAGGAATTAAAGTTTTATTGAACACACTTTCAGCATTACTAGTAATATGTGCATTAGTGTTACTTTGGTATGATAATCCAGAGTGCGGAGTATTTGTTGCTAAAGGTTTAGCTAGTTTATTTATAGTGATAGCTATAATGGCATCACGAGAAACAGCCACATTATGAACAACAAGTACGAACAAGAGTTACAAGAGGAGATTCTCAATGATGAGGAAATCCAATATGATAATGAGTGTGTTAAAGATGAATATTTGACACATCTTTGGGATTAGAAAGTTTGTTTGTTGTAGTTTTAGGTTAAATAGATGATGTGTTAGTGTTACAAGTATTTCTTGTGATGCTAACATCATCATCTTGTGCAAAAGTATTGTGCAAACGATTGCACACTTAATAACTACTTCATTATGATAAAAGGTATGATTAGTATTTCTGTTGCGCATTGTGTTGCGCATAGATGCAAATTAAGAGCAAGTTGTGCAAATTGTTGTGCAAAAATAGGATAATAAGTGGAAGTATGAGTGGCACTACCCCTCCCCTCACTATATTCATTGCACAATCGTTTGCACAAACTCTCAGCTATCAATTAATCATGCCTTCTTATCCCTTACATCATCTTTAATCTCATTTATACCTTTATTCTCTCGTCTGTGCTATCATTTAGCACTTGATTTCCTATATATAAGAACATTATCTTTATTATAATAATATTACTCAAATAATGCCAACTCTATAAACTTGGCTGAGTATCAAAGATTATGCTCTTAATCATCTTCAACTTAACAACAACTATAACAATGAACGCAATAATCAAAATCAAAAGAGATAATGATATTGTTTTAATAAACTATAAGAACATCAATAAAGTCTATCAGCAGGACTTACACATCGTGGTAGAGTGCAACGAACAGTATGAAGTTAATGACAAGGAACTTGTCAGAAACAATAATTGTTCTACTACTCCTTATAAGCACGTATATTATGATGCAACAATAGTTTCAGCATATCAATAATAAGCTTTACTAGCACGCCTGTAGAGAAGAATATAGCATTGCTATTCTGCGGGTGTGCTATTAACATTTTCAATTTCATTAATATTTTTAATACTTACAACTATGAGCAAGATTTCAAGATTAGTATCAGCATTAGCTGGTGACGCATATAAAGAAGCTAAAGCTATTTATGATGATATTCTATCAACAGGAACAGAAAGAGAAAAGCAAGATGCTAAGTATATAATGAAAGTAATGTAAAAGCTTATGCCAGAAAGATTAGAAACTGTAATACTTCTTACAGGACAAACTATTAAAGCAGCAGTGCAAGAAATAGGTTTCTTCTATAATAATTATCTAGCTAAGTATGACAATCATCGTCTTGTTTGGAAAGGTAATTGTTGGATGGAATACTAGAATCAGCACGCCTGTAGAAAGAATTGTGTGTGTAGCATATTAACAATCGCAGCAGCAAGGATGATTTAGATTTTCGGAATCAAAGCCATAAGGTACAAGATTATCTACTTTATCTTTGTTGTTGCGATATACATCTTCTAAGTTTAATAAAATAAAATCTTTAATAAAATCAACTTAAAAATTTACAACTATGATGTATTTTTATGAATCAACTAATAAGCGTGATAAACTTATTCATCCGCTTACTATTAGTACAACAAATGAAAAAAGAGCTTATGCTCTTGCAGTGTTAAACTTTGCCAAAAATGGTATGTTTGGTTCTCCTAAAAGAATTGAGATATGATACAGATTATTAACTTAAAGAAAGGAAACAAAGTATGATTAATCCAAAGATTTTTAAAGCAGTTTTAATGGCTGCTACAAAAGAAACTAAAGATGCTGTTTTACAAGCATTAGTTGAACACATTGGTAGAAACTATGATTATAATGACCAAAAAGTTGGTCATATTGTAGATATGCTTGTCGATAAGAATGCAGTTGTGACTCCAGATAAAGTAAATCTTAAATGGGTTGAAAGTCATACTGATCGTCTTATGTATCAGATTGATAAATACAATATAAGAAACATTGCTGTTGATTCCGTAGATAACATTGATTGTACTGTTAGAGTTAATTTTGAATATATTGAAAAGATTAACGAAGACCGTTGCGATGTATCTTATACTTCTTCTCATTCTGATATTAGTTTCAACGACTATCCCGAAATCTTAAAGTAGGTTAAATATCTGCAAATTCTTCTTCTATATTGATATTATTTATTATATTTGTACCCGTACATTATATTAAATTATATTGGTATGGAAGAAGAATATATTGCTGAAATGGACTTTGAAACAGTTAATCAAGACTTTGATGATATAGACCTTTTTGGTACTAAAATGATTGAAGACGATGATGATTGTGACATTGAATTTGAATAATTTGCTCATCCATAAATAGATTGAGTTTCAGAGCACGATGCTCTAGATAGTATTCGTGCTCTGCGTTTTGATTATACATTAAACCAGCGGGTTTATTATTTTATACATTATGACATAGATTTGAATTAAATTCTGTCTAATACTACGGTTAGTGATAATAGTAGTATTACTTGCTCTCATCATCTAATGGTTAGGATACAAGATTTTCATTCTTGGCATACGAGTTCGATTCTCGTTGAGAGTACAATTAAAAAGTCCTGTGACAACAGGCATGATTATTAATTTAAAACGTTTTAAAACTATGGCAAAGAATGCTAAAGAGCTTAGTCAAGTTAAAGCTCGTCAAACAAAACTTGGCAAAAAGAGTAATGATGAACTTATCCAGATTATTCTTAAGAAGGATAAAGTTGAACGTAATCTGAATAATCAGATTAAATCTCTCAAAGGTGAAGTTAATGAACTTTCTACAAGAGTTAATAACTTTGATAAGGATATGGAAGGAACTATTCAGGCTCTTGATACTTACAAAGACAAATGTAAGACTCTTCAAGAGAAGAATGATGCTCTTTCTCTAGAATCTAAAGAAAATCATTCTCTTTACGAAGAAGAAAACAAGAAAGTTATTACCTTTAAGAATAAGGCTGATATGTGGAAAGTTGCTACTTATGTAATGACGGCTGTCGCTATAATTGCTATAATTGTTGCAGTTCTTTAACTACATAGTTGTAAAAAGTTAATACATTATTGAAGATGATGGCACTCTTGCTCGTGAGAGTAGGAGTGCCTTTTACTTTAAAGTTGATTATTATTATGGCTAAATTATATACAAATGATAAGAACTTTCTCGTCATTGAAATGAATGGCGCAGAAGCATCTGGACTTGGATTCGGCATTGAAATTCCTGGTTGTCTTAATGCTATAATTTGTGGAGGTTGTAACTCTCAAATAGAGCATAAAGAAATTTATTACATTGCAGGTATCAATGAAGTTATGTGTAAAGATTGTGCTGAAGATTATGTCAAGAATATGAGTCATTATACTGATATTGATAGTCTTAAATATGAGATTAATCATTTTAATATCATCGCTCAAAAACTTGGTATGTCTGAAAAAGCAACTTTCACTGTCGATAATAAGATAGTTATAACTACATAAAATCCTCTATTTAGTGCCTATCGTGGCTTGTGTTAATTTCAAATAACAAAAACGATAGTTAGATAACCCTCAATGCAAAGGCGTCTTAAAACAAAAATAAAAATTTATAATAACTATGACTATTGAACAATATAATTATATAAAAGGAATTATAACCAATCTTCATATTGTTATAGCTAAAGATTTAGATATGCCTTGTGAAGAGGTTTATAAAGTTATTAGGTCTTTTTATAGAAAACGTGGAAGAAATAATCATTTACATGCTTAGATATTATGCCTGAGAATATAACTCTATATGTTGCTCTTCCTTGGCCTGAGTATCAAGATTATATGGCTGAAGATTGGTTTAGAGAAGAGTCTTATTATGATTCTAATAAAGATACATATTTGATTCCTAAAAATAGATATCTAGAATAACAAAATGGTAATGCCCTATGGTGTAATGGTAGCACTAGAGGTTTTGGTCCTCTCAGTACTGGTTCGAATCCAGTTAGGGTAACAATTCACAATTTCCTCTACGGGGGAGCTTATAAACTTAATATTAATTTTAAAATTTGTTGTAAAATGGCAAAACATGACGAAAACAAAGATTTAAGAAGTTTTAGTCGTATTGGCAAAGTTAGTCCAGGTGACAAAACTCTTCGTGCTTCAAAGAATGCTACTATTGGTATTCATATGTGGGGCAAAATTGATTTTCTTACACATTATTGTGGTTGGCATCTTATTTGGGATAATAGTGCTGGAGTTGGAATGACTAAATTTGATGATAATTCTAATTCCGAACGTGTAAATAAGAAAGCTAAAAAAGAACATCAATTAACTGATAAGACTAAGAAATCTAAAAAGAAGTAGTTATGGGTTTACTTAAACTAATGCCGTTCAAAGTAGCGGTTCCTAAGCCTAAACGTAATAGAACTTCTGATGGTATTAAACGTACTACTAATAAGATTGTAAAAGGTAAAGTCTTTCAAGATGAAGATGGAACTTATAAAGTTTCTATAAGTATGAAAAATGACCCTGTTCATCCTGATTTACTTATTTTAGACTTTACTGAGCGTTCTTATGACTTAACAGGTAAAATTAATGTATTTAGTAGAACTGTTGATAGTAAAGGTAGACGTACTAGGTTTATAAGAAATCCTATGAATGCCAAATTTATGCCAGGTCTTCCTGAACAGTATATTCCTTTTGCTCCTAATTGGATTGTGAGAGGTTATATTGTTACAGACAATGGCACTAAGAAGTTTGATTTCAAAAGTCTTGTTGGAGTTGATGGTTATGAAATGGATATTTTACATCCCGAAGATGATTAAATGTTATGAGTATTATTCCTATTAATCCAGCAAACACTAATAGAGCAAGTACTAGTAGTTTTACAAACGACCAGAAAATAGCTTATGATAAACTTATAGAGTTTATTGATAGTCCTTTTGACCCAAAAGACTATAAAAGAGCTTTAACTGGCGCTGCAGGTACTGGTAAGACTTATCTTGTTAAAGCATTAATTCTTAATAGTGCTACATCTTATTCATTGATTGGTCTTGCTGCACCTACTCATAAAGCTTGTAGAGTACTAGGAGAAAGTATTCATATTCCAGGTATCAAAGCCAATACTCTTCAATCTGATTTAGGTCTTCGTCTTAACTTTGATGTTGAGAAGTTTGATTTAAATAATCCTCCTTTTGACCCAAAAGGTAAGATTAAGATTGGAAATTATAGACTTTATATCGTTGATGAAGCTTCTATGATAAATAGAGGTCTTTGTACTTTTCTTGAAAGAACTTGTATTACTAATAAATGCAAAATCATTTATATTGGTGATAGTTCTCAATTAGCTCCTGTTAATGAGAAATATAGTTCTGCCTTCAAAGGTACTAAGACTTTTGCTCTAAAAGAAATTGTACGTCAAGGCGAAGATAATCCTGTAAGTTATCTGCTTGAACTTCTTCGTTATGATATTGAACATAAGAGTTATAACTTTTTAAATCATATTCAACGATTCAGAGAAAAATTTAATGCAGATTATACTAAAGGATATGCAGTTTGCACTCCTAAAGAGTTTGATAAA